TTCATCGAGGCTTCAAGGGAGCGGTTTGCGGATATCAATGCGCCAATTCCGCCAAACGTACGCGTAGCGGTAGGGTTCACATCGCGCGGGCTGAAGGGCTCGCGTATCGGCGAATGCTGGTCTGACGTGTCGTCCGACGACGGCCACTTCGAGATATTCCTGAAGCCGACGCTAACCGATACCGCCTTGGTATGCTCCACTCTGACGCATGAGTTAATCCATGCGTGTGTCGGACTGGATCAAGGCCACAATGCCACGTTCAAGCGCGTAGCGACCTCCCTTGGGCTCGTGGGACGTATGTCAGCAACAACGCCTAGTGCGGAATGGTTCGCATGGGCGCTCCCGGTAATCGAGAGCCTGGGGCCAATGCCCTATGCAGCGATCACTGGTGGTCTGTCGTCAGCGCGTAAGAAACAGGCAACGGCGCTGCTGAAAGTAGAGTGTCCCGCATGTGGGTTCCTGGCTCGCGTGACCAAGAAACACATTGAACCGCACGCGTACTTGTCATGTCCTGTACCAGACTGTGACGGCGAGTTGGTAACTGAGGGCCACGACGATACCGGAGAGTAGGGCCTTAGCGCCCTACTTATCCCTCCCTTCACCTTACCTTACGGATACAAGTCACATGGCAATTGATATGTATGAAATGAAGGCGCTGGCGTCACGCATACGCGACCAAGTACCAAATATCGCTCCCGGCGCTGTGATCTCTAGCTACACGCGCGATCTTCTAGAGCAATACGCCGGGTCCGCTGGCATGTCCCACCACGTTACCTTTAAAGCGTCTAATGCCGATTTGATCGGTCTGTATCTGGTAGGGCGCAAAACAGCCGATGGCGCGGTGCGTATGGCTGAGAAAATCACCGTACGCTTGAACGGACCTAGCCTGATAGAACCCGCTCCGGTTCCCGCGCCTCCCCCGTACGTCAACGGTACGCCATCGATCCCGTTTGACGGTGTGACACACGCGCTACTATCGGAGACGATTGCAGCCCTAACGGCGGAAATGGGGCGTGGTGATCGCGCGACGCTAGAGGCGGTACAAGCTGACTTCGCGGCGCTTTCAGAGGGCCTTACTTCGCGCCTTCCGGGCATGATACAGGAAGCTTTAAAGACAGTCACGCCAACGGTTCTCACGGTTCAAACCCCTAACTCGCCTCCCGTCTCTCTTGGCGTCGTACACCGTAAGACGGCGAAAATCATAAAATGGCTGTCACTTGGCTCTAACGTGTATCTGCACGGTCCCGCCGGTTCCGGTAAGACGACAACGGCGATGAAATGCGCGGAAGCGTTCGGCCTGCCTTTCTATTGCGTGGCGAAGGTTGAGAATGAGCAAATGCTACTCGGCTATGAGGATATCAAGAGCGATCTAGTACGCACGCAATTCCGTGAAGCGTACGAGCATGGTGGCGTGTTCCTATTCGACGAAATGGACGCGTCAGGCTCTAGCGCCATCGTGGCGCTAAATATGGCGCTCGCTAACGGATACTGCCCATTTCCAGATGCGACCATTAAAATGCACAGCGACTTTAAATGCATTGGCGCTGGCAACACGACGCTTGGAGGGGCCACGTATCAGTATTCTGGCCGCAATCAGCTAGACGGCGCATCTATTGACCGCTTTGTGTTTGTAGAATTTGGGTACGACGAAGATTTAGAGCGCGCCATCGCCCCGGACGCCCAATGGTGCGCGTACGTGCAAGCGGCGCGTGCGGAAGCGGCGGTCATACTACCGGACAAGCTAATCACACCACGCGCAACGATCACTGGCGGTCATGCCATACTCGACGGTGGCCTTGATCGTACGGAGATTGAGGATGCCACGGTTTACAAGGGGTGGGATATAGAGGATAGGAACACCGTTCATCGCGCCGCCATGGCGCGTTTGGCGAGGGGTTAAGACAATGCAGGTACGTCTGAACAAGGAAGGCGCGAAGCCCACGGCGAGGTACTTTTTTGATAGCTTGCAAGAGGCGCAACGGTGGATAGAGGCGACGCCCCGTACGTGGCGAGAGGACGCGTCCAAGTCTAACAAAACGTCTCCTGATTGGGATCTGAATACGGATTACACCCAAGCCCTTGCGCTCGCCAGGGACGGCTGGCGCGAGGGCGCTGCAAAGGTAACAGGAGCTTTAAAGCGCATTCCCGTTAGATCAGCCGCCCCCGAGATACGCCATGATTTCTATGGCTATCGTCCTAACGTAGCCCGCGCCATATCTGGTAGACCGGATGCCATGGTGCGGCGCGCGAATAATGCCGAAAGCAACGCGCGGCCTATCGTGACGCTTGTTGTGCCTATCAATGCGGGTTCCGGCGTACGTGCTTCCAGCATGTCCAACTTTGGTATCGCGGTCATGCACCACGTACGCCAGCTAGAGGCTAACAAGGTACGCGTGGAAATCGTGATTTGCACAACAACGGAATTACATTCCGATGGCACGCGCCTATGCACCGCGATCCGGGTCAAGCGCGCAGAACAGCCTATGAACCTGGGGACGCTGGCGTTCGCCATAGGCCATCCCGCGATGTTCCGGCGGATCATATTCGCCATACGCGAGCGCACCGCAACAGAGAGCGATAGCTCATACGGTTTTAGCGTGTACACCGAACCTAGCGACATTGTTGGGTACAAGCCGGGAACGGTAATCATTAACGGTATGCGAGACGCCGATACCGTGGCGTCTACCCCGGCGAAGGCTTTAAAGTATGTAGAGGCGAAGATAGAAGCCGCCATGAAGGGAGGGGCGAAGGCGGCCTGAATGCCGCCCCTAGGGCATGGGCCAGGGAGGCGCGCGTGGGGGGCGGTAGGGGTATAGCGCCCTTGCCATTCCCACCCGCCTAGCCCATGCCCTAGGGCGAAAATCGGGCCATGACGGCCTGGGGTCCCTAGGGAGCGTTCACATGCTAGGGTTGTTTGTCACGGTAGCGGGGTTTGGATTATACGCCAAGGGTAACTCGTACAGCATAGGACATAGGACATACGAAATGATTTTTGACGGCAACACGGAAAGGGACTACGCATGAACGCGGCACAGAAAAAAGCTCTCACGAGTATCGTGAGCGACCTGGACGCCAGCAAGACGGCTCTAGAGGAGCTATACGGCGAGCTACAGGGCGCTTACGACGATAAGTCTGAGAAATGGCAAGAGGGCGAGAAAGGTCAAGCGGCTAGCGGGTGTATCGAGACGCTTACGGAGGCGGCGTATACGTTGTACAACACGATACAGGACTTGGACGGCCTTACCAGTACCGACGACTAACTCCAAGACATCGCGAATAACCCGCCCAAAAGGACGGAGCCGGAAACGGTGGCCGTCCTGAAGGCGTGCAAATCACTTTAAAGGACTTACCTTACATGACATACGTTATAGCAGTATACGAAATCAACCGCGCGTACGGCGGACCCGAGGAAGGCGGATGGTACTACGACACTGGCAAGCTAGTGCGGGTCCTGGGTACACGTTCGGGCGAGGAGGCTGCATACTCCCTAGCTAGTCGTCTCAACGGATGGATGGAACGTATGCAGCGCAACAAGCGGTCTATATCCTCCGTCCTGTATAGTGGAGGGTGCTATTCCGTGGAGGCTCATCTATACCTTCCGCCCGCGTGCTACCCGGAAACCAAGCCATACTATTCCTGAGGGGACCCGTGATGACACACAAAGTACTGGTTTTCGCCATACAAGCTATAATGCTGGCGTTCGCGCTATGGATAACGTGGACGATACTAGCGTTCATAATATCCCTCATACCTAGACACGTTCTGGGGGTTATAGGGATTTCCATATCCGTAGCGAGCATATGTTCATTATGTAGCTGCTCGTGTAATTGCAAACACTAATGCGCTACGCCCTATGTGTGCTCATACTGGCCTTAATCACCATCATAGCAGTAGCGCTGCTGTTGCAACTGTTTTCGCTCATATTCCATGGCGCGCTAGAGGTACTGATCATCACCCTTGGCGTCGCGCTTGGAGCGTACTGGATAAGCAAAGATAGAAACCTTTAAAGGATACCTCACATGAAAAAGCTTAATACAAAGTTAACCCTTGCCGACGTGGTTTGGTAAAGCTATGGCTACGAACGCAATCGTAAACGCTATGCTCGGGCTAATGCCCCCTGGCGAGCCGCTGGTACTGCCCGAAGATGGGACGGTCTGCGAGGATGAAGGTTGCCCGCATTTTGGTACTTTACATACGCATACTTAAGGACCTTTAAAGACATGCGTAGGTGGAATACACTTCAACTTTCGGCGCTGCTCATATGCGGCTTCGTGGTGTTCATGCTAGGCGTCTACTTTATGGTGGGCGCTCTGACATGACCGCCCTAGAGGCCAGGAGACGCCAAATGCATTACCGGGCGGCACGGCGGCGATGGCTCTCGCTTATGGGCTTCCCAATCGACCGGAAAACGACTAAGGTTTTTTCTTAAGTTACCTTACCCTACAGGAGACATACTTTAAATGACACGACAACCCAAGGGATTTAGTGTTCTAGAGCTACCGGAAGATGAGCACGTATACACGTTTGTTTCCAATGACGGTACTGAGCCGACGCACATAGCGGCGACTACGCTTCGCCGCGCGCTGGAGATCATGAAATGGCCCATAATTAAATGCATGATCGGTGCGGAGCTTATTAAGTGCCTAGAACGCAATGACATATGCATAGAGCCTGAGCACGCCTTGGCGCTACCCGAGGAGGCTCTAGAGACGGCTATTATCGTATGCGAGTGGGGTACTGAGCACGTCATCGCGGATGGCTCACATAGGCTATGGCGGCGCTGGAAGCGTGGCGATGATCACTTTAAAGGTTACACCGTCCCAGAGGCTGTCTGGCGTGAGTTCGCGATATACGACATTCCCGGAACCGGCGAGTATTGGGACAAGTTCAACCGTACAGCCAAGGTGCGAGGAGGATAGCCATGAAGTTCCCCAGGCCGCTGCCCGGTATGCCTAACGCCGTCGTGGCGTTGGCCGTAGTAGGACTAGTGTTGCTTGGGGTACTTCTGATCATGCACGGATCGAAGCTGGATAACGATCAAATGCTAATGGCTATTATAGCTGCGCTTGGAAACGTAGTGACAATATACGTTGGCTATGCTATAGGTCGTCACCATAAGCGTACCGGAGAAAATGAGCCCGATGCTTGATCCATGCGCCAACTGTAAGCGATGCGCCGCTGACCGTATGGTTGGCATAGTGCGTCGTGCGGACTGCCTCACGCTGTACCCGAACCTAACCAACATAGGCAACAGTCCAGGTGGATTTAAAGCTGCTATGTCATCGTGGGGTTGGAGCCTATCTGAAAAGTACTTCTATGACCAACAAGTACTAGCAAATTACCCAAACCAAACCCTAGGAGACTTACTTTAAATATGAGCATCTTCCCCACACGCCCTGTGTACAAAACAAAAGCGCAATACTGCGCTGATCTAGTGCTCGCGTTCAACACCGCGACTAACCGCGTCAACTGGCGTGCGAAGATGGCGGGTACGCGCATTAACCCTGCGGTACACTTTACCTCGCGTAATTCCATGGTAGTAGTAGCGTATTTGGTGAACACCGAGAGTTTCACCATTACCTTTAAAAAGACCGCGTGCTCGTGGGGCGACTTCCTTGGTGCTGCCCAAAGGTCCTTAAACGTGGTGTTACTTAACCTGGAAGTGTCAGGTATGGGTTTTCACGCCCCACTGGACGACGCTAAGTTTCGTATCGAGTATAACCCGAAAACCAAAATAACGTCCATAGAGTTTATACTCTCGGAAGAGGAACAGAAGGCGCGTAGTTTCCTGCCCGCCATGGTGGGAGAGTACTACCCGCTGGACAACGAGGACCCAGACGACCCCGAGGAAGAATACTTTAAAGATGGTGATGAAGGGGTCGAAAATACTTCTGAAAACCCCCTTGACGTGTGAGATACGAGGGGTTAAATATTCACTGTTCAACGCGCACAACGCGCTCACAAATCGCAATAAGGGACTAACCAAAATGACTGATGAAACCGCTACCTTGGCCGCCACGGCGACAGCTACTCCCGTTGCCGCCAGCGTTCTCGTGACCGAATACCCCAATATGACGGGGGAACGGTCGTTCGATTGCGCGACCATCCCTGCCAACGTGCGCCTGGACTTTCTCAAGGCCCATGTCCGCAGCTACATCGCGAACCGGCTAAACAGCCTTACCACGCGTCACCAAAAAGACGCGGCGGTCATCGCCTGGAACGCGTACAACGAGGCCACGAAGGCCGATCCGCTCCAAAGCCTCGTGCCCAAGCCGACCGTTCCGCTGCCTGCTATGCCCGACTACGACGAAGCGTACGGACGTGCCGTCGCTGATCTCGTGGCTGGCAAGGTGCGCCAAGTGTCGGACGAGCCGAAGCAACGCAAGACCAAAGACCCGCTTACGGCGGTCGTCACCGATGCGGTCATCCGCGAAGTGTACGAGAGCCGCAAGGCTGCCGACCCGAAGTACACGTTCATCAATGCTCGCGCCGAGGTTGGCGTGGACGGCATCGCGTACTTGAACAAGCTGATCGACGCCAAGGTCGCCCAAGGCGCGGATCGCGGCGAACTGGAGAAGATGCGCGAAACGCGGTACGTGGGACCGGCCAAGATGATGCTCGGCATCACCACGTCCAAGGCTACGGCGGCGCTTCCGTCCATCCTCTAACGGGACGTACTTTAAAGCCCTCATGGTGTAACAGCCGTGGGGGCTTTTCGGTGTTTACTTTAAAGGTTACTCATGAACGAAAACGAAGAACGCGCGTATTGGGCTGAGTACATACGTAAATCGCGAGCGGAGGCTTTGAAAGCCGAGAAAGACGCTAGGTGGTATCCGTGGCTCGCGCTGCTGCTAGCCGTAGTAGGGTCGGCTTGGGTTTCTGGCTTGATAATTTTCATGGCCCATGCGCTGCACATCTAAATCAAACACTTTAAAGGATGCATATACCATGCCTCGAAACTACGGCGGAAACGCACAGCAACCGCTAGTACAGGCGGCACAAGATACGCTCAACCCGCATCGTCCGGTCATGGTGCGCTTCATAGTGCGTGACCCGGAGAACCCGGATATCGCCGTACATGACCGCACAGGGGATCACGCCGACCGCTTCTTCCGCGAGTGGCTGGATAAAACTATGTGGTGGGCGCTTCGCAACCAAAAGAGTGTCGCCATTTACCCAGAATAACTTTAAAGGTTTTACCTTACCAACATGACATCACGTACAAACGAAAAGCCCTATGGGCTGGAAGAATACCTTAGAGAACAGAAGCGACTAGAGAACTGCCAGGACTTGCGTGACGATACATGCTCAATTGTACTCAACGCGGGTAACATGCACGGTACTCTAGACAACACGCTGGAATACATACATGGGCATTCCGGTCCTCATCCAAGCACCATCCGCAGATGGCTGAATAAGGAGGTAAACGCCCCACATATGGGGAAAATACGATCTACCTTGGAAATACTCGGGTACAGACTAAGCATCGAACCCAAAGGATAAAACACTTTAAAGGAAACGACACCATGACTGACAAATCAGATAAGACCGACAAGACAGAAACCGTCAAAAGCCTCATGGCTGCTAAAGACAACGCGTACAGAGAACGAGACTTGCTTGTATGCGCCTTGTCAAAGCTATTCCGCTCGCACCTTGGACGACACCCGGACGACGATACCGAGTGGGAGAATGACTGGCGTTGGATCGTATTTATTGACTTGCCAACAGGTCAAGCGTCGTGGCATATACACGACAGCGAGCTTCATCTGTTCGAGCACTTGACGCACCATATCGGCCCGTCATCCTGGGATGGACACACAACAGAGGAGAAATACAACCGGCTCGCCGCTATCAAAAAGCAATGGTAGTGTAAGCCTACCATCACCTTACCGTAATTTACTTTAAAGGATATCATAATGCCACGTAACAACACGCAACGTAAAGAGACTAAGCACATGCCAGCTACCGACTACCCCGGCGTTTGGTTCGTGCTCCCTAACGAGTACTACGATTCGCAGCAGACTATCGACATGCTCGGCATGGTGCCTAACATGCTGAATATCAACGATACGCGGGACGCACAAACGCAGATTAGGGACAATTACATAGGTGGCTGGAACCCTATGTTTGGTATCACGATTGAGCCGCAGGACAAGAAGTTTGCTTTAAAGTACCCCGGCGATCCTGACTTATATCCCATCGCGTTCACCGTACTCGGGGAGCAAATTGTCCTCATGTATCCGTTCTCATGGGTGGCAATTGTTACACCGGGTAAAGACACAGAAGTGGCGAGGCTCGACTAGTAGGGCGCTTGACAAAGGGCGGATCGCAGCGATACACACCACTCGCTGGTGCTTGCCGCGCTCGCAACCATGACGCCCGTTGCCCCCCGGTTAGGGCGCGTCAGCGGTCTCTGCCCCGAGGCTGTCAGGGAGGCCCAAGGGTCTCCCTGTGGCCCCCGAGGGCTCCCCCAAGCCCCTTGACACACCTTAGCTTACAGTCCAGCCTCCCTTGTTCTGGGGAACTATCCGACGCTTGGGCAAGTGTCGGTGAGACTAGCGCGGCAAAACTCACTGGTAACTCGTGGCATATCAGCATCAATACGCAGAGATTGAAGCGGCGTTAACCGCATTCATCCGGCCTGGGCAGACATTCGAGATACGTCTGTTACACCATAACCATAAGCGTACCGATAGCGGATACTTTAAAAGTCCAGTAGAAGCCGCTACCGCGATAGCGGGACTGGAAGAACATTACGCGGGTATCTATTACACACCCAATCCGGTAAACCCAGACTTATCCGCGCGAGCCTTCAGCCGGATATCCCCATACGCTTCCCAGACAACTAAAGACGGCGATATCCTCGCGCGTCATTGGATACTCATTGACATTGATCCGGATCGGCCAGCAGGTATTAGCTCAACACAGCGCGAACTAGACAACGCCTTTAAAGTAGCTGTTACTATTACAGGCATGTTAGAACTAGAAGGCTGGCCTAAGCCATACGTGAATGTAAGTGGCAACGGCTGTCACGTCATGTATTCCATGGACGAACCTAACACGGACGACGTACGAGATAGTTTACATTTGTTCCTTAAGACACTCCATGCTCGATTTAAAGATCATGGCTGTTCCATAGACACGACCACATACAACGCCAGTAGGATATTCAGGCTCCCAGGTACATGGGCTCGCAAGGGCGATAGCACGCCCGATAGGCCACATCGCAAAGCGTATATGGTGGTCATCCCAGAGACAACAGTACCCGTTACAATAGCGCAAGTACGCGCGTTCAACTCCCGCAATTCCATGAGCCTCATGAACGGCTCCGCAGCGTACGCGACACAACGTAAGCCTCCTGTCGATGAGGACAAAAAGTTTAACGGCTTGAATAAGCACGCCATGGAGCGTATACATGAATGGGTGCCGAAATTCTTTGAAGCTGCTCGCCCGTACAAGGAAGGCTATCGAGTAGCATCGACGGACCTGGGACAGAACTACGAGGAAGATTTAACCATACATCCATGGCCTCTAGGTATAAAATACTTTGGTATATCCGATCAGGGGGACCCCCAGGAAGGGAGGCGAACGCCGGTAGGGATTTTAGCGGACTTACTTATGGGCGGCGATAAGGTTAAAGCTGCCAACTCATTAGCAAGTACTTTAAAGCTACCATTAACCGAGTTTGATATCCTTCCCAAGAACGGCCACAGTAATTTAGGACTTGACAAAACAAACGGGAAGATTATTCTTCCGGGGATAACGGCAAGCGAGATCAAATATGATTTTAGCGCCGTCCCGAACATCGCAGACTTACAAAAACGTACTTTTAAAGCACAGACATGGATAATTCCAGATGTATTACCAACGGGCTGTACGTTACTTGTGGCTCGGCCCAAGATGCGTAAGACTTTCTTGGCATTACAATTATCGCTCGCGATGTGCGGCGCTCACGGTGGCCGATTTCTTGATTGGCGTTGTAATCCTGGCGAGGTACTTTTCCTTGGCCTGGAGGATAACGAGCGCCGCCTTAAGGCGCGTATAGCCTTGCTACAAACGTACGATCTTAACCCGCCAGACCTATCGGGGTTTCGTTACTGGACCGGAGGCGTGGACATATCGCCAACTACCGGCAGAATGTACGTGAGTAATCCTGAAGAAGCCGCTAGGACGTACTCGATGTTTCCTCGGGGACAAGCTGGCGTGGACGCCCTAGAGAAATATCTGGACGCGTACCCCAAGACAAAACTCATAGTCATAGACACGTACGCGCATTTTCGCGAGCAGTCCCGTAATAGCGATGTATACCAGCGAGACTATGATCAGATGATGCCGATTACTCGTATGGCCGCACAACGCGATATATGCATAATGCCGGTACACCATGAAAAGAAAGGGCTGGCTAGCTCCGATAGCGCCGACTTTCTGGAAGATGTATCGGGGTCCGCAGGTATTACCGGAGCCGTTGATGGTGTAATGAGCATAAAGGGCAAGCGTGGCCCGGTAACGGATACAGGCGAGGAACGCAAGCTGTTCATTACTGGTCGCGATGTACCGCATGACTACGACATAGATACACTATTTGACGCAAAAAAGGGAGGCTGGCTTCCAGCCGCGCGCCAGGACGCCAAGGCAGTTATACTAACATTGCTTTCGCGTCACCCTTACATGGGACAGCTTGAAATCGTAAGCCTGTTGCCCCACATACCCCGCTCGCGTCTTACGCAAGTCCTGACTACGCTCGTGTACGAAGGCCACATCGTAAGGGGACGCGCGGGTTACTCACTACCCAACAACTTTAAAGGAGACTACTAGCTATGGCTATCTTGGAAGATATCTTGCACCAAATGACGCGTATCGCTAACGCCCTAGAGGCGTCGGCTATGCAATCCGGAACGGTGCAGCACGCGAGTAACACCGCCCCTCCGATGTCGTCGGGACAACTCACCAACGGCGCTCTGCAAGGTGGAGTACAGGCGCAACTGCCATTGACTACGCACGTACAGCAGGCGATAAATAACCCTCCGCCAGCTACAAATATCACGGCGGAAGCCATCACGGCGCTTATCCAGCCGCATGTGGCGAACCCGGCAATCAAAGAGGCCCTTGGCGTTACCATGCGCTCCATGGGCATAAATGCGCTGCCGGATACTCAGCCGCATCAGTTTGCGGAGTTGTACGCGCGGTTCCAGGCTGTGATCAATAATACCGGCATGGCGCAAGCGCATCAGCAACCGTCGTCCGCTTCCATCATCTGACCTTTTAAAGCTAACAGGGAGATTTATATGGCTGAGAAATCTTACGGACAGAAAGCCGTGGGGATGGATTTCAACCCTAGCGGCGACGCCAACGTACGGCTAGTGAAGGAGGCTTACGCGGAAGTAATAGATCTCCTTAACGACATGCGGAGTACTAATGAAGCTAGCGCCGAACTAAAGCGCAATTGTTCCCTCGCGATCACTCACGCGCAGACCGCCCAAATGTGGGCTGTCAAAGCCATTACTTGGCGCTACTAAGGCAGTAGAGAACGGACATGGCAGCGCAACAACACGCCAAGAACAGACCGCCTAGCTCGGCGAAGCGTTGGCTGTCATGTCCGTTCTCCGCTAAGATTACGGAAATGTACCCGCATGAAACCACAGTACAATCGCTCAAAGGAGATACGTGGCATGATCTCATGCAAACTCTTATAACGTTTGGAACGCTACCGTTGGATGCGGACGCCGACGCAGCCGAAGAACTGGAGACTTTAAAGGACTTCGTGAATACGAAGGTACTAGAAGGCGGACCCGGTACTAGAACCTTCGTCGAGCAACGGCTTGACATACCCGAAACAGGGGAGTTCGGTACAGCAGATATTGTCATAGTATCTCCAGCATTCATATACATAATAGACGAAAAGAGTGGCTACGTTCCAGTCAATGTAGAACGCAACGATCAGATGATGGTATACTTATTGGGCGCTATAGCCTTGTACGGCAAGCGACCGAAGTATGTCATCGCTATACATCAGCCGAATTTCGATCATATAGATGGTACTATGCGATCCTACGAAGTGACAGAGGAAGAACTGGACGAGCTTAGGTTCAGGATAAAGGAGTCTTTAAAGAACCCCGATATGTGTAACGCAGGCCCATGGTGTAAAGCTACTTACTGCCCGCATCGCGGAGCATGTGAAGCGTTCCACACATATACACAAGATTACCTGTCTCTCGGATGGCACAGTACGGAAGTTAAGGCCATGAAGGATAGCGTACTGGCGTCGGCGCTAGACGCGGCGGATGAGCTAGGCGGCTACCGGGCAGAGCTTCGCGCCGAGGCCATGCGGCGGCTCCTGGGTGATCGAGCGATAGAAGGCTACAAGATCGTCAAGGGAAGGCGCTCCAGGGCCGTCGCGGACCCGGCCGGTGTGGTGGCAGCGGTCAAAGCCGCGATGGGCTCTGAGTGGGCTCTGAGGCTCTTTGACGGGCTGGAGTGGGCAGAGCTAGATTTGCTCCCGGCCATCGCCCAAGATGCGACCTTGAGCCCGTCTATTTTAAAGTTCCTTGGTACTCCTAAGCACATCGAGGACGTAATCAAACAGTACGCGAGGCAAGCCAAGCTACCTCGTGGTACATGGGAAACAGTGTACACCAATGTAGTTGGAAAGTACATTCGCGAAACGTCCGGTGGCCTGACACTTGAGAAAGCCATCGACGGGAGACCGGCTCACAAACGGGGTAGTGAGTTCGGAATACTAGACCCCGCAAACGGTACTGAAGGCAACACAATCATCTAAACGCAAAGAAAGGTACTAAACTAATGACCATCACTTCTCTATACGCCGGTAACAACGGCAAGCCGACGTTCAACGAGTTCATCACTCCAGTTGGCAAGATCGTACATTGCTACCACGACAGGCCACAGTTACAGGAAAACGAGAAAACAAGAACGCCTGTACTAGATGAGGACGGCATACAAAAGGCTGACTTTAAAGTCACCCTGGCGTGGCCCAAGGAAGAACTAAACACGTCGCTCATCCCGATGCGTACGCTGGCGGCGACGACACGTGATGAAGCCTGGGGTCCTGATTGCGCGAAGGACCAATGGTTCCGATTGGAGACGTTTCTGCGAGACGGCAACAATCCGGAGCACAATACGAAGCGGAAGGAATACCTGTTCGATATGGTGTACCTCAACTTCAAAACGAAGGCCATCCCGTCGCGTCAACCGGATGGGCGTATCGTCTACACTGGCAAGCCGGGGCTCATCGGCCCATATAACGAGGACTTGCTACCCATCGACGTGTACGCCGGATGCACCGCTCGCATTTCGGGGATCATGTTTGCCACCGAGTACAGCGGACGCAAGTTCATCAGTACTCGTCTGAATAACATTCAGAAAGCGGCGGACGGCGAGCGCATGGGCGGGAGCGGTAAGCCTGACGCGCGTAGTCAGTTCGATCCGCTCTTAACCGCTCCGGTTGGCGGCGGCTTCGGTACTACGGTACTCTAGGGGCGTAGCGTACCTATGGTTGGCTTGCGGACACATATCGACTTCGAGAGTAGAAGTCTAGTAGACCTCATTAAGCTAGGCGAGCACACGTACGCTCGCCACTGGTCAACTACTCCGCTAATGCTTACCATAGGTACGGCTCCAAAGGGCGAGAAGCCTACTTTCCACACCATAGACTTCTTTAGTATACCGGGATACTCACAACATGCATACCCGAAAAACCCGTTCCCGGACTGGTCACTCTTTAAAGTACCTTGCCCGCCTCTTATTGTGGCAGCACTCGAACGCGGCGACGTTTTCGTTGCACATAACGCGAGATTTGAGCAGGCGCTATACTATTATATATGTCACATCAAATGGGGCTGGCCCTTACCTACATCGTGGTCGTGTACCGCGGCACGCAGTCGTTATTTTGGAATACGCGCCAGTCTTGACGGTAGTGCTTCGGACCTTGAAGTACCTACTCAGAAAGATGCGCGTGGTAAGCAATTCATCAACGACTTCTGTAAGCCAAGAAAGTACAAAGGAGCTAAGGGGCTTGGAGTTGTTAAAGACCTTTGGTACGAGCCAGAGGAAAATCCTGGGGGATGGGCCATTGGCCTCGAATACTGCCAGATTGACGGAGAGGCAGAAGCAGACATAGACGCCATACTGCCCGATCTGCCGCCATTCGAGCAGGAAGTATGGGAGTGGGACTTTACCATAAATACTCGTGGTGTACCTATAGACCTTGAGAGCGTACAACGCGCTAGGCAGTTCACTGAGTACTTCACCGAAAAAGCCGTAAGTAGGTTTGACGAAGTTACGTCCCTACGCCCTACGCAGCGCGACAGGGTACTAGAGTACTTACAGCAGCGCGAGGAAATATCGGACCTGGGTGACTTGAGGTCTAAGACTTTAAAGCGTCTCATACGTTCTGAGTTCCCGCAGGACTTACAGGACGTAATTCAGATACGCTTGGATTGCTCCCTAGCGAGCATCAAGAAACTACAGACTATGGAGCGGTGTACGGACCCTGACGGTTTTGCCAGAGGCACGTTGCTATATGGTGGCGCTCACACTATGCGGTGGAGCAGCAAGCGCATTCAAGTACAGAATTTCAAGCGAGGTAATTCTAAAATACAGCGGCAAATGTTCGAGTATCTAACTGGTAATTCATGGGCGGATACTACACCAACAGACGGTAAGTATGCATGGATAGACGCCGCAGAGTGGCGCTTTATGCGACCTTTAAATGCGTTGTCCGTATCCATGAAAGGCTTTGTAAAAGCTACCCCTGGACGCAAGCTGGTAAGCGCCGATTTCTCGCAGATCGAGGCCAGAGTACTAGCGTGGCTTGCTAGGCAGATGGACTTACTACAGTCCTTCAGGGACAAGTTAGACCCGTATGTCAAGTTCTCAAGCGAGCATCTATACCGTCGCGACTACGACGATTGCTTCGTTACCGTGGACGGCAAGCGCCGCGTCGTAGCGGACTATGAGCGCCCGCGCCAGATCGCCAAATCTGCCGTGCTAGGTGCAGGGTTCGGCCTTGGGCCTCCCGGCTTCGTTGCGTACTGCGACAACTCGGATATTATCATAAGCCTGGACGAAGCCAAGAATACGATAGGCGTGTACCGGGAGGCCAACGGCGACATAGTACGTCTTTGGGATCGGATAGAGCGGTGCGCCATCGGGGCCGTAGCGGCTCCTGGACGCACGTTTGAATTGGGTACAACCGGGGTCAAGTTCTACACATGGTACGTTGACCAAGAACGCTATTGGCTCGTTATAGAGCTACCTAGCGGACGTTGCCTGCACTATTACAGGCCGAAGCTGGACTTAGTGAACCGATGGGGACGTACGGTGGAGCAACTGTCGTACCGCATTGAATGGGTAGGCAGGAGCTACAGAGAGCAAACGTACGGCGGAAAAATAACAGAGAACATAGTACAAGCCATCGCAAGAGACATACTCGTGGTAGGTGGCCTCAAAGCTGAGAAGGCTGGATACCCGAGTATTTTGCTCTTGCATGATGATAACGTTACAATGCCTTTAAAGGATCACGGTAGCGCAGACGAGCTATGTCACATTATGTGTAATGAACAAGAGCCCTGGATAACCGACTTACCCATAGCGGCTGAAGGGGCGGAAATGGAGAGACTAGGCAAATGAAAGTAAAATCATCACTCAACGTGCGTATCTTCGACCTTACTGAGTTCGAGTGGTACGGCGATAACCCGGAAACGGCGGGACCGCGACAATCAGCCATGCTAGAAACGGTCATGAAAGATGCATACGAGAGCGGGTGCAAGTACGCCGTTATATTCGTAACGCCTGATGACTTGTTCTCCGTATCTCCAACCAACAAGCGACATAAGGTATTTTCTGAAAGCCTGTCGCCTATAGTTGGAAACCTGCAAGTCACCATATCGGCTAACATTCCTCTTAAAAAGTACAACGAAGCTAACGCCCACCGTAGGGAAGCCATGCTTAAGCTGGCGGAAACTGATTTACTAGCTATGGGCAGTCATGTACCGGCTAAAGGTGTAGATATATCATACTTCGTGCTTGGAGTTGACGGGAGCAGCAGCACCATACTTAGGAGCGTCACATGCTAGAGCGCAGTGTGGAGTACAGGCTAAAAGACCGTCTTGAGAGCAGAGGCTTTAAAGTTCTTAAGATGGTTACGCTCGGAACTATGGGAGCGCCAGATAGGCTCATACTGCGGCCTAAGTGGTCGCCTGGGCCACCGTGGCTTGTGGAGATAAAACGTCCCGGTAAGAAAGAGCGTCGGCTACAGGCTGCAATACGATTTGAATGGCGAGAGAGGGGACTTCTCGTACTTCATGCTGTTAGCACGTACGATGAAGTAGACGCTCTAGTCGATTACGTAACTAACATCTGCAACGCGGAGAGCATAGATGGCATTACATGAAGAACCTGTTACGCCGGAAGTACAGGCCATACTCGATAAAATATGGACTATACTTCGCCAGGACATCACATCGGATAATGTAGCATCATCCATGGCTGGTATACTCCAAATAGTCGGCGCAACGCTTAAAATCGTTAACCCGGACTACAGCCAGGAGTTCATACTTAGCAACGTACTACAAGGTGGCCGTATGGCTCACTTGCTGTTTGCTAAGACCAGGGGCAAGAACTAGATGGGGGATAATTACGCATCAGATATGGTACTTATAGGCATATGGGCTTTACTGAAGGAACACGCCACACCGGATAATATAGATGATATACTAGCGCGTATGCTGCAAATAATTGGCGGCTCGCTTACCGTAATTAGTGCGGACAGAGAGACATGCGCGCAATTCGTAATAAATAATATACTTAAAGGCGAGGACATAGCTAATAGTGTATATGGGGGGATGAATTGATACTCCCTGATTTGTTATCCGATGATACGTTCTCCTGGGATGAGCGTCGAATACGTTCCTCGGATGGCGCTCCTATGCGCTCATACCAGCTTCGTGCGGCTCATAAAATATTCACTGGCGAGCTACGCCGCGATCCGCTCACTGGCCTCAAAACAGGGCCAGTGAGGGACGGCACAGCGGTTCACATCGACCCCGGCTTGGGTAAAACGATCACGGCGCTAACAGCCATATCCGAGTGGGTGAAGCAAGGTATTGTTACTAAGCCTGTTCTTGTTGTAGCTCCTATTAAGGTATGTGAGACGGTATGGCGGCAAGAGGCTATGGAATGGCTGCATACACGTCACCTAACGTTTCAATTAATACGTGGCGACGAGAGGGCTAGATCATTCCAGCAGAAGCGACCGGCGCACATACACTTGATCAATCCCGAGTTACTAGTATGGCTTCAAAAGTACATACGCGCCGATTGGTCTGGACAGTACGACGCTCTTATAGTTGACGAGAGCAGTATGTTTAAAGATCACCGCACCAAACGATTTAGAGTACTCTCTAATTATGGTACACGCATGACTGTAAAGGGTCCCGATGGAAAAGCTTTAAAGAATATCATTACCGGACTTAGCATCATCGTGCCTCCCCCGCAATTCAAGCGTGTAGCCGTGCTTACTGGCACACCGTCACCTAGCGGACTTCAGAACCTATGGTCGCCATTCTACTTGTTGGACCACGGCGATAGGCTGCAAAAAACATTTGACACCTTCCAGGGGAGGTACTTTCAGCGTGTTAAGCAAGTAGCTCCGCATACATTCAAGTACGCGCTTAACAAGGAAGAGGACGAGCCACAACCTACATGGAAGATCGTACAAGGTGGCAAGGAAAGAATACACGAGTTAATAGCCGATATAACGGTAGAGCTTAACTCAGAGGACTACGGAATACTTCCGAAGCAGCTACCGCCAGTTAAACATTACGTAGACTTGCCAGAAGCGATAAAGCCGCATTACCGGATGCTCGAACGCGAAGCCATATTTGAAATGCTGAAAGACCCAATACTAGCTGCTAACGGCGGCGCTAAGTCTAGTATGTGCTGGCAGATATGCAATGGTGCCATATACTCCACGGATGATAGCGGTAAGAAGATTTGGACCGAGCTACATACACGTAAGATAGACAAACTTGTTGAGCTAGTGGACAGTCTGGATCAGCACGCGCTTATACCGTACCACTTCAACCATGATCTAGAACGCATAGTAGCACGCTTCAAAAAGGAAGGCATACCATACGCTATTTTAAAGGGTCCAGATTCTCAACACATAATTGACCGTTGGAATAGCTGCGATATACCTAACTTGCTCATACACCCGCAATCAGCAGGGCATGGCCTCAATCTACAATTCGGCGGCCATAACTTGATATGGTTTAGTACTATATGGTCGCTTGAACGGTACTTACAAACAAACGCCAGACTAGCGCGATCCGGCCAGAAAGAGATAGTGGGTATCCACGTAATCATGGCTCGCCACACGACAGATGAAGTACGATACAATTCATGGTTCGAGCGGGGAGGGGAAATGGCCCGCTTTCGAGCCGCTACACTTGCGTACCAAAAGACCCTAGGTATAGACATCGAGTCTCTACCGGAGATTGTAACTCACAAGCATCACTTTGCAGGGATAGAACTATGACATTCATGTCTTTTGTACTGGCATACATGGATGGCTCCATACGATCAAACGTCGGATGGCGAGCCTACGATATAGAGGCTATGGTTAAGCCCGACTACGTGTTGAAGGCTTTAAAGTATCTCGGTTATGCAAGAATGAAAGACCATGCGCTATCTACCGTAGCCAAGGTGTACGAAATAGAAACAGCAGACGAGGCTAGAAAATTACTCGAACTATGGTGGGCTTTCGAGCACATTAACGGAGAGCGAGTACGTAGGCCGCCGCTTCGTAAGGATTAGCGCCTACGTTTATGCGACGGAGCAGGGGAGGCGGGTTTACCTCCCTCTAGTTCCTTCACCTTGTCGGATAGTTCCTTCACGGCTTCTATAAGTACCGCGACTATATTGGAGTACGAAATACCGAGTGTCTTATCCTCGTCTACGCCCTCGAATACAACCTCCGGTAATATGTCACGAACATGTTGAGCTACTAAACCGACTTGGCGTTTGGTGACACCGGGAGCGGTTGATTTAAAGTAGATGCCATTAAGCTTCTCGACCTTAGCAAGAGCGCCAAGTACCGGCTCAATATCTGACTTGAGCCGTATATCCGACCCGTTGACGATAGGCTGTTCAAACGTAACGATGCCGGTATTACGCGATATATTCATAGGAGCATGGATTATTACGCCGCTATCGTTACATGATTGGAAGTAAAAATTCGAGCCTGCGTTCCCACCAGTCTCGGCAGTACTATCGCATTGGAAATGCCAGCGCAGTATCCCGCTTGTTGTGTAATCTATAGTTCTAGTGATACCGGCGTTATTATTAACTTGCATATTCGCGGCCCCGATTGAACCGGAGACGTAGGCATTAAGAATGGTCACGAGACCAGTAGAGCGGTTTATACTCAGTGGCTCATCTAGGAAAGAGCCGTTATCTGCGTACCTTCCAATCATGAAATTACTACCGGCGTTAGAGCCGGTTTCATCTACGGTAGACGTACCCATATGCCATCGTTGTACATTATTGGTCATTACGTCAAAGCCACGCCACGTAGCTTTCGCGCCGTTAGCTATAATAAGACCGCCGGTTGAGGTTATACTTCCATTGACCGCAAGACCGCTGTTACCGCCAGCACTAATTGTTACGAGACCAGTAGCGCGGTTAATCACTATAGGCGCGTCTATAAGTACGCCGTTATCTCCGGCGCGCTGTATGTAAAAATTCGATCCGGTGTTGCCGCCGCCTTCCGCCGTAAGATCGCATTGCAGATGCCAACGCGTAGAGCCGTTAGTCGCGAAATCGAACGACCGAGTTGTCGCAGGAGCGCCATTAACACGTACTCCAGAAGATATTTGCGTAATGCCATCATTTCCGCACTGTATGGTGCCTCGCTGAGTTATTCCGCTGGCTGACGTAAATTGTAATATAGCGTATCCTGCCGTGCCCTGTCGAATGCGTACTCCATAACCTTGCGCGTCAATAGTAGTTGTATCTATACCGCTGGAACCTACTATGCCCTTAGGCATAGTAACAATGCCTCCTGCACGGTCTATCGTTAGCGGGCGGTCTACATACGCACCAGCATCCGTGTACCGTTCGATGTAAAAATTGGAACCGGAGTTAGTCCCGCCTTCAGCAGTAGAACTCGTACCCATAACCCAACGGGACGACCCCGCCGTCTGCATGGAAATAGATCGAGCAGTACCAGAAGCGCCGCTTATATAAAAGCTCCCGCCAATAGATGTAATACTTCCGTTAACTTGTGCCCCGCCTCCTTTAACGTACAAACCGCCTAAGCCGAAAGTAAACATTCCGGTAATACGATTTATAGAAAGCGAGAGTTCTATGAACGTACCGTCGTCAGCGAAACGGCTTATATCGAAGTCAGAACCCGCATTCGCACCAGTCTCCGCGCCGAGGCTAGCGAACAGGCCCCAACGATTTACTTGGTTCGACTGGAAATATATTTCCCTGTGTGTGCCAGGAGGGCCATTGACCACTAGCTGCGCAACCGCAATACCGCCGTTTATATTCATATTACCGCCGGAGATAATATCTCCAGTAACTCCGAAATCGCCTTCTACAGCTACACCGTCAACGGTGCTACGAAGTATCTCTTTACCTACAGATACAAGAGATACTTGGCCTACAGCTAACGACGCGAGGCCAGTATTTGTATCGTGTATGAAGTGTAACGCCGGGGCTTGAAGTGTGCCGCCTCCTAAATTAGCGATGACGTGGCCACCCATATATAGCGTACCCGTCATGGGCACTAGGCCGCTTCTGTAGAATGTAGTGTTAATAGCTGCCGCGTAGTTATTAAACTCGTCATCCATACGCACCGCTTCTATCTTGATACCAGCGTTCCGGTCATCAACCCAATTATAAGAGCGAGTGAAGTTGCCGGACGAATCTATAGGCATTTTAAAGCTCTCCTACTTAAGAAACGGTGCTGCGCCGTGCGTACTCTTTCCAATCATAACGGCCTTGCGCGCCGCTACGTTCTGGGCCGCTCGAATGCCGATAGCAGCCTTTACAGCCGCCATCAAACGATTACCTGGGGGAGCCGCCATAGCGTGAGGCGGGGCGGTCGGTATACCGCCTAGGTGCGATTGTACGACAGGAACCGGCGCTATATGCGCCACTACTCCTGATGCTGCCGGGTGCGGGACTACGGCCACAACGTTCGCAACGCCTGGGCGAGCTATACGTGGCACTCCTACTACTGCCATTGTACCCTCCTAGTGATGTCCTAAAAATACATTCCCAGCCTCAAGCCCTAATGCTGTAGCCCCACTATAACCTAAGTACTTAGCAGCCTGCCCAAGCCACTTGTCACGAGACGCCTTCAGCGCAAACGCGTCTTTCGCTGTCTGTGAAAGCCCTAATCCAGCCTCGTACTCTGCCTGAGTAAGTTTCCCCTGTAAGTTCGCTTGCTGAATAATTTTTACAAACTTCGGTCCAACATCTTCTGGAGCAGTATTTTGCAGGTCTATCAAGTTTTGCCGTAGTTGTATGGCTTGCTGCGCGCCTTTAGTTATATCACCGCTTAAAGCATCAGCTTGGCCGCTGTGGAATTTTGCCATTTGCGCGGCTTGATCCGCTTGATCAGATAATACTTTTGCTTGAGCGCCCGCAGCTTCAGAGGCTTTAAAGCGATTTAGGTAATCCGACACAGCAGCTTGTAACGGGTCGTTACCTTGTATTGCGTCACCAAGCATAGTACCCGGAGCGACTATAGAAGCCGCTTGATCAGCCGTCTTAGCCTTAAGGAACGCATTTTGTAGCTGACTGGATAGTATGGACTGTATAGGGCTCTGACCCGCTACAGCAGTAGCTGCATTCACGGTATCTCGGCCACCCGCGAGCACGCGTCCGGGTATTTGAGCCGCCGGAACAGTAGCCACGCCAGTACCTGGCTGCATCCCTACGATGGACTGTCCAAGATTTACTTTCTCGAACGGAGCCAATGCCGCCTTACCCGCCGCCCAATTAGCTTGTACCGGGGCACTCGCGCCGCCAACATACGCATCCATGGCGTCAGAAACGCCTTTGTACATTGCACCAGCTTGAGCGCGATTTATGGCCTCGTATCCGTCCACCTTTCCGTCGAGAACTTTGCCGAGGAAACGGCGGAAATCATCAACATTACCAAGACTAGGCTTGATGGTACGCGTGAAGCTCCCATCCGGTTGCGCATTGACTTGAATACCTTGAGCAGCCGCTTTATCCGCTTCATCTAGGGTAAGTCTAACCTCCTGAGGCTGCAATACATTTAAAAGCATTTGGTGTAGTTTGCCGCCAGCACTGTCCGCCGGTACGTTCCCTACAGACGGCCTACCGACAGGATCGGGCTGTACTATCTTCTGTGAGCTAGCTATAAGAGCTTGGGCTTCAGGAGTATCGGATACACCAACTCCAGACTGAGCACGGTCGTCCGCTACCGCATCCATAGCGGAGCGATACTGATCATCAGCCGCTCGCATCTGTGCTTCAATAGCCGCTTGGTTCGATAGAGCCGCATCACGTACCGGATAGCCTTGATCTGATAGGTGTGTAGTATCTCCAAACGCGGGAGTTGGCGGCTCGGCTTGCGCTTGCAGGGCTGTGCTCTGCTGCTTTAAAGCATCTGCCTGCGCTTGTGCCTGTTGAGCCGCAGCTTGATGTTGTGCTTGCGTAGCAGCATCCGACTGCACTTGCGCTTGAGTATCCGCTATATCACCCGATATATGGCCTACCCCTTGGTCTGCCATAGTAGCCGAAACCGCGTTACCAGTACGTTGCGCGCTCATTACATTCGATACGCTATCCGCCGCGTCAGATACGGCGTCACCAACAGCCGGTGCAATTTTAGATATTGCGTTGCCCGCCGCGTCAACTACCGGAGAAGCAAGATTACCTATAGCGTCGTACGCACCTAGGCGATTTAAAGTCGGGTGGGCTATAGCCGCGAGCGCCAGCGCGGGAGCTATAGGATGGTTACGGATTATATCACGTATACCCGCTTCTGTCCCGTACTGTTGCTTGGCCTGAGCTACAGCAGTATTGAACGGCGCTGTGTCCATTGTAGGCGCGCTACCCTGGTTATCCGTAGGGGAAAGGTTGCGTACTGACTGAACAGCACCGCCAAGTATTCCAGCCGCCTTGCTGGCTACGTCGCTTATAGTTGCAGCCGTTTGTTGCGGGTGAACAGCAGCATTTATGAGGTTTGCCGGTAAGGCTATAGCGTTGCCCGCTACGTCCGCTAACTGTTGCGGTATTTTGGATATTCCAGTACCTATGTCATCTAGCCATGATGGTTTAGCCGCTGGAGAAGATGCAGCCGAAGGGTGCTGACGCAATACTTCCGCCTGTACTTGTTCCTGGGTCGCACCAGCCGGACCATCTATTTGGTACGTATTCCCATCCGGAGCTTTTATTGCATATGTGGGCATTATGGACGTACCACAGAAGCCGTACCCCACCCCGTACTAGCCGGGGAAGACGTTGGAACTGTACCGGGAGCGGCACCGGGAGTATCACCAAAACTGTTATACGTATCTTGCATTTGTTTGGAAGTACCCTGCGGTACTAAGCCCTTGCTTTCGGCCCATTGCATACGCGGAAGTACGCCGCCGATCTGGGCTTTCATCCATGCATTCCACGCACGCGGGCTCATGTTCTCCGCTGCGGCTTTCTGTTCCATAGTAGTACGAAGATTAGTTGCACCCGCCGCTCCCATAACAGCAGACAGTGTTTGCGATGCATCTACACGCCTATTCGCGAGTTCTACCCATTTAGGATCGTTCGTAGCTTTGGCTAATGCTACTTGAGCGTCCCCTATCGGCCCTAAATCAGACAACTTTAAAGCCACACCGGCATCGTGGACGCCTTTAAGTACGGTAGGGATAGACTGAAGTAAGCCTGCTTTCTGTTGCGCCGAAGCGTTAGCCTGTAAATTTGCTACAGCGTGCAACTGTACGGCATTAAGGTTAGGGTTAGCTAAAAGTGCTTCACCTATTACTTTAGCATTGCGGTTTGTAACTCCACGTAGATCAAGCCTGCCATCCGCCACGGCCTGATTAATAGCATCTTGCTCGTCTGCTGAAGGCATGGTCGTACTTAAGCGAAGCCGCGCCGCTGCGAGCGTATTAGCACGATTTAAAGCATTCTGCCCGGCTTGGAAGGCTTCTTCTTTCGTACGCTGCGTATCCGCGAATTGCTCTTGGTTCGCCGTATTCGCGATAGTATAGTTCTGTCCTCGCGCTTGCTGTTGAGCTTGGTACGCCGCATTCGTCTGCGCTTGTATACTGGCGTTGTGACCTTCTAAGTCGGATACGTACCCAGCTTTCTGCAATTCCGCTTGGCGCTCCACGACGGCCTGATTAATTTTATCCTGATCCGACAAGCCTTGCGTGTACATTTTGTTCGCATCATCGAACAGAAATGGGTTTTGCATAAGCATCATTTGGTACGCTGCATCAAGCATACGCGAACGTGCCGCAGGAGCGACCGTAGGCATATCGGGCTTCGGTATAGCCGCAGGCGCGTCTGGTACGGGAACAAACGCTTGCCCCGATGATGCCGTACCAGGACTAGGTGTGGGCGCGCTAGACGGCGTTTGGGATGGGGTTGCCGTAGGCGTCGGTAATTGGTCGTCTCCTAATGCCTGGGATACTCCCGAGGTTGTTGACGGGTCCGATAGCGCCGTTACCGGCGATGCCGGAAAAGGGACCGCCGTACCAGCTTGGCTAGCCCCTCCTATACCGGAGGTATTTAAAGGCGGAGAACCGATAGGCGCACCCGTCGTTGGGGCGGTCGGGCTCGCCGTAGGGATCGGGGCCGTGGGGATAAGCCCTCCTGGCGGGGCCTGGGGCGGCCCTACAGCCGCTTGAGGCGATTGCGCTACCCCAGATAGGATCGCGGCAATGGCGGGGCTCACGGCTGCTCCTGGCGCGCTGGCGGCGGGGTCTGGCGGCGGACCCGTTCCCGCAATGGGCATGGAGCCATCCGGGGTCGATGCAGCCGGTATACTTGCGTTAGGAGGCGGTACGGAAGAAGATGCAGGCGTACCATCTGGATTAGTACCTAAACCAGCTTGAGCCGCTTGTTTCATAGCAGCTAGCGTTTGGTTCTGATATCCAGTATACTTAGCTTGTTCTCGTTTCTGCACATACCCGCCAACTATGCCACGAAGGACACGAGCAATACCATCAGCGTAACCGTATCCGCCGCGAGCTACCGCATCAGTACTTGTGCCACTAGTTATAGCAGCTTGAGCCAGCTTCGTACGCGGGTCATTTTGGTACGCCTGAGCAATGGCCGGAATAACCGGCACATTCGCATTAAGCGGCATGTACTGATATTCTGGCGGCAAATTTGGATTATACGGGGTCACAGCCATTATGCGTAAACCTTTCTGTAGTCAACGCCGAGATATCCATTCGGCATTACGGATACAGCATCCGGAAGTACTTTAAAGACCTCGTGCGCCATAACGCCAAATTGCTGTATTTTGCTACCGATGTATTTAAAGGCGTACGTCTTAATGCCATTAGTAAGTACGCCGATTGGTGTTACGTCCCACTTCAAGCGTATATCGCTTGGCGCAAACGCCGCGCCGACAGTACCAGCCGCGCCGAATATAGAGCCTAGCATATTGGCCTGGGCTTGCTGCGCTGTGTTGTACTGGCTTACAGCTTGGTTGTAATTGTTTTGCACAATACCCTGATAGTCAGGAGCGGCCACGCCGACTTGCGGTACGGCGCTAAACGTCGGGTTCGCAATACCTGGGCCAGTACCTAGGAGAGCCGCAATATCGTTTAGTGGCATATTACGCAAGTACGTTTGCTCTTGAATTTGCTGCGTTCTAGCGGCGTTATTCAGGGACACGTTCGCCGCACTTTGGTTGAACGCCGAAGTCTGGGCCGCATTATTCATCGCAGCCGCCGCTTGGTTCTGCGAGAACTGTTGCGCGTTACCCGCGTTAGCTAATTGTGCCTCGCCTTGCGCCTGGGTATACGTTTGGTTCTGAGCGTCATTCTGTTGGTTTATAGTATCTAGGTACTGTTGGTACGCCTGGGCCTGCGCTTGGTCCTGCTGTTGCGTAGTTGATAACGTTTGACCATACCCTTGCGCTTGCGCAGCATTGGCGAATTGACCTTGAGTATCAATGAGGTTCTGCTGTTGCTGTTGTGTTTGCAAACCTATACCGAATAAGCGAGATTGTTCAGCGCCACCCGCTTGTATAGCAGAATAGTTGGCCTGATTATACGCGTCGTTCTTCGCCATGTACTCCTGCTGTTGCGCGCGGTTATACGCTGCGGAGTTAGCAGAAATACCTTGAGCCGCCAGAGACGCGTTTGTAGCTTCGTCTTGTCGTTGCCACTGTGGGTCTAAGCGTGAAGCTGCTTGGCTGTAAAGCGCATTGGCAGCTTGATTACCCGCAGCAAGTAAGTCGCCTTGGCCTGGTAGCGCGCTAAGGCCGGAGTAATTTAAAGATGTCTGTATAGGGCCGCCAGCGCCAGTCTGCATACTGGCGATAGGACCCGCCGCACCTTGTTGCGCTTGGGTAATAGCGCCAGGGTTAGCGATGCTCGTTTGTACCGGATTGGCCGAAGTAGGGCCGCTTTGTAAGCCGAATATACCGCTGTTGGCCGAAGTTTGTAGTGGAGTTTCCGAACTATAATCGAATGGCGTCTGTTGCGCCGTCGCTACGCGAGATATGTTACTGTCCGCAAGGTTGCCGAGAGCTAGAGATACTTGATTGGCTTGATCGTACTTCTGCTGCTCAATCGGAGAGAGGGACGTAGTTTGCGTATACTGCGGAGTACCGTCAGAGTTCTTACCCGTTATAGAGTATACACTACTCCCCGTCGGCGTGTACTGATTGATCCGATCTAGGTTCGCTTGTGTCGTCGCCGCCGCCGTATTCGCCGCTGCCTGGGCATTCGCCGTCGCTACCGGATCGGGCGCTGGCGGGGGAGCCGGGGACGATTTCTTGCCCACTATCCTGATCTCCTGCTGTCTCAGCTAGGAACCGACATTCGCTCTTGAGCAGCCCATAGATAAGGGCGTCTCTAAAGCCGTCATAGCCTAGCCGAATGTTACCTTCAAGCTGGAAGCCAAGGCTTTCGAGGAAGCTCCTAGCCCGACGATTACTTTTCAATGTTATACTGGTGCAACGTACGCAACCAAGTTGGGTAAATATGTACGCGAATATAGCCTTACATACGTGAGGCCGCCATGCTGCGGGAGACTCGCTAGCGCATGATATCTCACAGTCAGTGCCTCTAAAGTTGCTGATTACAACGCCAGCAACAAAGTTCATATCGTCATCCACTACCATGAATGCTTGAAACATACCGGGTGCGAGCGCCATACCCGTTTTCTCGGTCAAGTACTCACCGACCTTCTCGGTAAACTTACCTGCCGGTACTGCGATCATTGGAACAGAATACCGTCTGTTTTCTCCATCACGAAGCGCGTCGAATACCAACGTATATCTGACGACGGCGCCGTAATGGAGAGCCATACGGACCCAACGTACCCGAGCTTTCCTACGGGTACGGTGAAATTTTGGGTCACGCTAGTACCCGCCCAAAAATCTTGGTCCCATAGCGATACGTCCCATATAGCGCCGCCAGGGTTAGTAAGTGTGCCGACGGGTACAGGAGGATCGTTCTGGAAGTTTACATTTAAAGCGCATGACAATGGAGGCGTACCGTCAGCCGATATGGCGAAACTAACGAAGTGAAACAGCTTGTCCATTTCGCCACGGTCGTACTTGTCGTCAAAATTATTCCACGCTTGACGACATGAAGCTGTTATGGGCTGGCCGTTATCTTCCGCCCCAACGAACGCTTGCACGATGCGACCATCATAAGTACCGAAATACGGCTGACGGTCTAGAAGTGTCCAGGCAAGCGCATTCCACCCCGTAAACCTACACCACGAGCCATTATTAGTATTCATGACGTACTGAATATACAGACCTTCCATCGTACTCGTGGTCGGCATATTCAATATAAGCGCGTTTCCCTCCGGGTACGAAAGTGCAGTCCAACCGTGAGTTGTACCGTACTTTGTGAAGTCTTGGTACAGGCGACCGAGCTTCGCCGTAATGTACTGATCGCTGCCTTCTTCCTCGCCCATCTGGCGTAATTCGGAGACTGTCGATACGCCCTCCTCAGTCATAAGGTACACGTCAGAACGGAATTTGAACCATCCGGTATTACCAAGCGGACGGCCACTAACGTACCTAGCGACAAGAGACCAGTTGGTAGGATCGGACGGGTCGATACCGGAGTACATAATGTACTCGCCCTCGGTAGTGATGAATATGGCGTAATCAGATGGACCGACGCCAGCATCCGTTTGCGAGATAGACGCGATGGACAGTAGCGAGCCGCCTAGAAGCGACTGCTGCGATAGATCGAAGAACGTGGCTTCGCCTTGTACAGCGCCAACGTCCAAGTACCAAAATCCAAGCGTGTTAAGCTGCCCCATAAGCACGCGACCTTTAAAGACATGCGCGCAAAAGATTTGGTCCTGCGGCTCCAAAGGCATAGGCAGCAATTCTGGGGGAGGCTCTACGACAGTAGGGATCGGAACCTTCATCCCTGTATACGAGATAAGGTAAGGCACTTTTTTCTTACGCGCGCGCTTAGGCGCAGGCGCTAAGTGTGCCTCATAACTAGTAACGCCCGTTATTACAAGCGGCGTGATGGATGCACCATCGTACATAACCGGCTGATCCTGACCAGTATATATCAGCAGTACTGTAATACCGGCGTTCGAGAACATGCACGTAACCGGCTGATTAGATATGCGGCCAGAAATGAGCGGTGCGGCGGGAGCGTCGGCGTTAGTCACGTCGTATATATGACCCGCGCAGAACGCGAGCATACGGTTGCCGCCCGGACCCGTATATGTTTCAAGTCCCTCGACGGGACCCGGTAGCCCCGTAGCGTGGTTCATACATCCTGGTCGCATATCGCATGACGTGTTGTACGGGAACCAGTTATCTAGCACGTACGCGTCAGTAGGCTGCATATTCGCCAAACCATCGCGACCATTTAAACCACCTACTGGAGCCCCCACCGTTACAGGAGCGGACCTAAGCGCACGATTGGGTTTGCGGAGCGCGACCATTACTGCCCATAGCCGTTCTCGGGTATATACCCGATTGGAATTTCAGGAGATTCTATCATACGCCTATACGCCACAGGAAGCGAGCCCATATTCAGCATTTGGGCTAAAACTTGATACCTATTTACCTCGTAGTCGTTAAACTCCTCCTCATACGCTAAACCTTTAGCGCGACGAATACGCCAGTTAAGACCCTCTGCAACAAGCTCCTCGGACAGAAGTGCAGTATCGTTATCCAGCCCGTATTGGTAAGTAAGCTGACCGTTAGCTTGCTTTACGTTATTAGTAGTCGTGTATTCTAGAGTAATATGTTCTACTGTCTGAGGTATAGGCTGAATGTATATCATCTGCGGAAGGCCGTATGTACGGAATTTATACCTACCCAGATTAGTAGGAAAACTCCCGCGTTGCCGCGCCCACTCGGTAGACGACAGAGAGCCGCGCAATTGATAATACTGTGATGACAGATACATAGTATCGCCGATTTGTCGTCCGAAGTCCGTTGGAATTGGGTACTTCTGTTGACCTACGACCGTATCGAACTCAAACGGCGTTTGTAGCGTAGGCCAGTCCATACGTGACAATTCAGCGAGCGTCTGCCTCGCGTATACGAGCATCTGCCTCGATAGTTGATCCGTGCTGCTAGCAATAGAAGTAGGACGCGTAAGCCCAATCGCGTCAGCTACTTCCTGGCATACAGACAACAGCGTCATACTGAGGCTCTTTAAATGATATCGTCGATTATCTTGGCTTTGCCGCTCGTATTTCGCTCGCCAGCGGACTTCTCAAGTTCCTCGATACGCGTCGCAAGGGCTCGTACTTGTTCGTCTCGGAGCCGAAGTTCCTCGTTCGCCCGATCTAAGTCCGCCGCCAGCTTCGTAGCGTACCCGGTATCCCTCGCCGCCGCGATATACGCCCTGGCCTTCTCGCGCCACGTACGGCCATCCGGCCCGACTACGGTGAGTTTAGTATCTGGCAATTCCGCCAGCGCATCGACTGTGAAGATGTTAGCCGACCGTAGCTGCATAGCCATAGTACGGTTAACTTCCTTCCATTGTGTAATAGGAGTACCAACGAGGTTAGCGTTGACTTCCTCGTCTTTCATGAAGCTGTCGATGTACTCCTTGAATTGACGATAGTTCATGCCATACGACAATTCCGGCTGGTTCATTTCGTCCGCGTATTTTCGGACTACCTCGAATACAGGCGTACTGTCGCGCGAACCAGGCGAAATAACTTCGACGTAAATAACTTCGTCGTACATAGGCCGACCGAGTTTTTCGGTAAGGAAATTGTTTTTCGCCGCGTCTCGCCATACGCGTAGTGCGGAGCCGTCCGGCGTTTTATACTGCGGGTCAGTCAATTCGAGTAGCATCACGTATTTCCTTGTACGAGAGAGTAGGACTAGCGGGGGCAACGGCGGGGGGCGACATTGCCCCCGCTAGCTCACGCCTACAGACCTAAGTGATCTGTGTCTGGCATGAGGGGTACATCATTGTAGCGTACACCTGCCCGGACGCCGGTACTCCCAGGGCTGAAGAAATATGCAGCCCGGAAATCTGGCATCCAGCGACAGGAACGCTAGAAACAGAACCGTTCGTAGTAGTAGTGAACGCAGGACCGGCCACAGTACCGGCCAAAGCGCTAAGTATAGCAACGCCTGTAAGCTGGAACCATCCGTACTGTCCTGCCCCTATAGCAGCAACCGCTACGGCAAGCGGCTTTGCTGAGTCTACAGCGAGCGCAGTAGTGAGGCGAGCCACCGTCGCTGATCCAGGCAGTAGATCGAACGCCACTATATCGCCAGCCTTTAGAGACGCGACGCCGGGGAGGTATATGAAGTCGGCTACCCCTTGTATGTCATCGTACCATTTGGCAATCGTGCCAATTTTCGTAGTAGTTACAGCATCGTCCGGTACGATATCCGAGAGCCCGAGAGGGGCATTAGGACCCGGTTTCCAGTCACTCATGTTAGAAGTATCCTTCTAAAAGATTTGTAGGAGCTAAGTAAGCTTTAAAGGCTCTTAGCACGCTGAGAACGCTTAGGCGCGAAGTACGCCCTGCATCATGCCGCCGGAAAGCGTCATGTTACCGGCCCAACCCATGAGTTGCACCATAGCGTCCTGATTGGTCGAGAACCGTTGTTTTTCGCCCAACGCGACGTACCTACGCTTCGGATGGTGGCGAAGGTAGATGTAGTCCGTGTTGAGGAAGTACATATGGTTCGTCGGGCACCCGCCGCCAATACCGCCGTCGTACACCACGTCCGCCGACTGATACCGTAGGCTCTCGAAACCCGCCTGGGCCATGGACGATGACATGAACCGCTGTTGTGGGAGTAGAGATTCCCAATACATGCGGTAATAGTTGTTGTCCGCCATAACGAGATCAGGACGTTCAGTGCCGCGTACGAGCGTAAGCCACGTACGGTTCATGTACGAAATGCAGTTCGTCGTATCCATCGCCGCGCCGTAGTCGCCGACCGCGGAAAACGACTGATTACGCCAGAACGTCCATGTAGCCCGATTGATATTCCCGACCGTTCCGACAGTATGCGCGTCGGCCACGAGCAACGCGAGGCCACCGATTGCCTTACCGCCGGCCGCCGTGCCGTCGCCGTACACGGCTTTGCCCATCTGGTTCTTCATCGTACGTTCAGAGTTCGCAATACGAGACTCAAGTAGGTCGATGAATTGCTCCTCGCCGGAGTTGATCAGTTGCTCCAGACCGGAGATACTGACAGCTACGGCGTTTTGCTTCCAGTCGTATTCAGCGGCGCTGAATACTTCTTGCGGCGTGATGTTCAGCGTGTCGTACCCGGAGTACCAACCGAACGTGCCGTTCTCGGCAAATTCGATTTCCTGGATGATACGCGTACCGCCGTCAGCGGGTTTGGCTTTGCCCTTACTCTCCATGCGGTCGAGTAGCGCGTGAGACTTACTCACGTTGTCGGCGAGAGCACGCGAGCGGTTCTCGATAGTCGTCGTAACGACTTCAGATAGGTTAGGTACGGCCACTTCTGGGCTCCTGTACAGGGGTTATGAGGAAGCGGCGATAGACGCTCGAATAGTATCCCGCAGGCTCATCTGAGCGCCGTCATTGGGATTAGCACCTTGCTGCGATGGAACGCCAGATTTGACGCTTACGCTAGCAGCACGAGCATTGCCGACCTTTAAAGCCGCCTGTCGCATCCGTTCCGCTTGGCCCACAGTATCAACCGCAGCCTGCATTTTGGAGCGTACATAGGGTGTACCCCAGCAAGCACGATCATACGCTTCCTGAAGTATCTGGCCTTGTGTCCAGTTGGGGTTTTGCTCTTTCACCATGCTAATAAACGGTAGTACGTTGCTACCGAGTTCGTCGAAGTACGGGCGCAGAGGCTTTCCATCCTCGCCTTTCTCCGATGCGAACGCAATAACAGACTGTACTATGCTATTATGCGCGGCTTGTTGCTGTTGCGTGTTCCACCCGGTAAGCTGGCCTTCTAGCTGCTGTACTTGCCTTTGTAAAGCAGCTACGGTAGGGTCAACCTGCTGGATGGCATCAGCACCACGTACTAGTTCTTCGAGGTTTACGCCAGTATTTTCTGCCATGTACTTGATAAAGCCCTTGGCGTCGCGACCAGCGAAGTCAGAAAGGGCTAGTAGTTGGTTGAGGGCCTGGCTCTCCGTCATACCATTTAAAGCCCACGCTTGGCGGCGTGGAGCTATAAGTTGCTCTACTTGATCCAGAACAGCGAGCCGCTGCTCCCTTTCCCCGATACCGTCCATAGTACGCGCAAGGTGAGCTTGCGTTTCCGCCGGAAGGGCATGGAAAACATTCGGGTCCAGACCCGGAGGCGTGGGTATTGGGGACCCTTGTTCGTGTGTAATAGGTTCGGCTGGTACTCCCGCCGCTTGGCGTACTGGAGCGAACGTGCCGTCTGGATTACGTGGTATGCCGTCTTTGCTGGCGACATCTGGCGTGGCTTCCTCGCCCTTTAAAGCACTCGAAATCTGATCCCTGAGCGAAAGTACCTTACTAGGCTCAGGGTCCTTGACCGTACGTTCCGACTGCCGAGTAAGCCCCTTTACATCGTCTGTTGCCAGTACGATATCTGGGTTCTCATGCTCGCTGTTGAGATCAGAGACGATATCAACGTCGTTAGCGTCGGCCATATCTAAGTTCCTGCTGTTATGATACTGGAGATAGCAGCGTGTTCCGCTGCCTGTACAGTAGCTTTTTCTCGGTAAACGTTCTCTGGGAGGGCTTTAACCTCCTCAATATGGCGTTTGATGGCCTCGCCGACCCCGGTAATGGGGATATTTGGGCGAGGCGCAGGCATACGTTCGTTGCCTACTTCTATAACATCGTGTATCTTTAAATGTTGCCGATGCGCCGACCGGCTAGTGATAATACTATTATCAATCGGGGACTGATACTCGCCTATATCACGTATGACGTGTGGACACGGTAAGGCGCTCTGTCGCGCATGGCCGCGATCATCCCAATATACGTAGCGGCGACCATCGTATCCGACGTATGTGTGAATGGCAGCTACAATACCGTGCTCTACAGCATGAACATAAGTACGACGGCCTTGCCAACCGGCGGGGTACTCACGAATGCCGTAGCGGTCGTCCATTGCCCATCCTCCGACCTCGTGCCCCGTAGGCCGCTTCCCCGAGTACGTCAAGGCCCGTCATCGCCAGAAGGCCCCGTCGCCGCGCTAGGGCTGTCCGTGGCGGCCTCGGGAGCGCCGGACCCTCCCTCTCCCCCTTCCGGCGCTCCCTGCCCCTCCTGGGCCGCTTGGGCGGCATCCGCCTTGATCTGATCAGCCGCCATGGTCTCCTGAGTGTCCAATTTCGCGTACTCGATTTCTTCTTGACGTACGGCTTGATCCACTTCGGCTTGTACGCCCATTTCGGCGATAGCAGCTTCGTGCAGGGCGGTAAACTTTAAAGTATCCGCATTCTCACGAGCCACTTGATCGCCACGTAGATTAGATATGGCCTTCGCCGCAGATTCTTTATCGCGTATAGCAAGCTCTTGCTGGCGTAATTGCAGTTCGAGCATCTTCTCCGCATGGCGGTTTTGCTCGGCTATGGCCGCAGCGGCATTAGTCGCTTGCTGGTGCTGGTCACGTAGTTGCAACTCAGCTTGCTTCGTCTGGCTTTCGGACTGGATACGCGCTTGTTCCGTCTGTTGAGCCATTTGTGCAACTTGGAGCTGTACTTGAGCCTTCGCTTGGCTTCCGTCCTTATCCTGGTTTTGCGGCTGCATGGCATTATTTTGCAACGCCTGTTGTACTTTCTCAAATTCATCCTCGATTGGCCTGGATGACGGGAATGTACGCACGACAAACATGAGCATAGCGCCGAGTAACGGTCCAAGCTCCGGTGTGGCAGTTGCAGCCGGTACTGCCTGCTGTAAGAACGCACCCGCAGCCGACAGAAATGCCGTACGGTCGGCTCGCTCGCTAGCGTCGTCAGCTAGCAAAGTACTATCCGTCTCAATATCTATAGTGGAAGTACGACGTAGTTCTGATTTAATAAGATCTGTAGCTACTTTAAATGTCTGTATGTTCTGCTGCATAGAGGGACTATTAGCCACTTCAACCGGATCAGGTATACCGATACCGGAGAAAATCGCTATAGTCATCGGATCACAGTGTTCCGATATTACCTCGCCAGCTATAGCTATCAGGTCCCTGGCAAAACGTTGTACTTCATTCTGCATCTGCTTGACGCGAGCACTCGACCAGTCGTTCTTGATGTTCTGTGCGCCAAGTGTTTCAGACGCCTTCGTTACGCCACGTTGTATGTCGGAAAAGCCGGTTATCTCGTATATTTCCGCCTTCGCAACCTCGCGAGCGTTCTGTAGTTGCGTGAGCGTTTGTACGATGGCATCCAGCGGCAACCACTCTACGGAGCCCTTAATACCGCCAGACTGAGCAAACGCCGCCCACGAGTCCACCGCAATCATGCGATTACCCGACGCGGGGTTAAGTAAGTCATTCAGCTTGGCTTGCGAGCCGTCAAACAGGCCAACGACGCGTAAGGCTTCCCCCAGGAGCCTGATACGCTTGGTCATTATGTTAAGTGTCTCAGCTTGAGACTTATACTGCGAATAGAGCGACCGAGGTACGAAAGTACGAGTATTAGACACGGCCCTTATTGGGCGCGGGCAGGGATAAAACCCCTTTAGCTTTAAAGGATCTGGCTTTGTATCGAGCAAGTCAGCCGGGTAACTCTCGGCGTACCAATACACGGTCTTATCCGCGCAGTTCCATATCTCCCACGCTTCCGCCGTCTCTGACGGACTGTCCATGTCGCGTGTTTGTCCCTCACGAACAGTGTAATTCAGCTTGTTGGCCTTCGTCGCGCCAAAACGCGCCGTAGCGTCGGCTTCAGTCAAGTACAGTCGTCGCGCAACCCACGGCGTTTCCTTCCACGAACGCGATACGCCGCACAGAAAATCCTGCCAATACACGTACTCCATCTTGACCATTTCGTCAAGTAGTTCGACGGTCGGGTCGCCGTTCTCGTCCGGTAGCGGCTTGCCGTCCATACCTACGACGTTGCGGAACCGCGCCTCGTATCGTACCCATGCAGTACCCAGCCCAGGCAGCAAGTAATCCTCAACGACGTTAGTCATAAGTTCGTCGAAGTCCTCCTCCTTAACCACGTACTCCAAACAGCCCTCAAGTATCCTCGCAGCGAACCGCGCATTGTCCGTCGCCGTATCTGTGGACCGCAGCACAACACGAGGCTTCGGCGTAGCCGCGTACAGATTGGGACGTATGGTCTCCGTAGACGAGTACAGAATGTTATACTTGTCTTTTGAATAATAATCGTTACCATCAGACTTCTGCATCCTATACGAGTCGATCACTATGTCCCCGGCGTCCCAAAACGTACGAAACCGCTTGCGGGCTCTACCGATCTCGCCTGACCAGTAAGCCCTATCTGGCGTTTGCGTCGCCGCCGGTTCTTTCGCACCGTACTGCACTACGGTAGTGTTCATAACATCACCCTCACGCGTCCGCGTACTCCTCGCGGGACTGCCATAGATCATTCATCGTGGCGTTCTGCAACAGCTTAAAGTCCGGCGTGGTGGGAGCCCTCGGCTTCACCCGACGCCACGGGCGGCTCATGAGGCCATACCGCAGCGTATCCGGCGCGTGGTCCTCGCCATCTGTGTTACAGTCCTCCAGATTGTTAAGGTCGTGCTGTAACGCCGGAAGCGTGCGTATCAAAGCAGCGCAGCCTTTAAAGCAGTACCACATCGGACGCCCAACGCCGTAGTTTATATTATTATCCCCCTCGATCCCGCACAGCCGGTCGCGTACCATGTCCCACCCGGCAATGCGGTTGTTATCCGCCTTCCTGAACAGCACGCCGTCACGAGCCATGCGCTCACCGTGCGAAGGTCCTGACTGGCGTGAGAACGCGCTCGGGTCCAGTACACCGTACGTCGGCGTGTCACCCTTCTCGTATTTCAGTATCTCTGTCGCGATGCGGTTCGCAGGCCAGCGCAGCCCCACGTTCGGCGTGCCGTTCCAGCCATACAACTCCCTGTATGTAATTACAGCCCCGGCAGGTACTGAGCGCCTGTAGAACGTCAGAGGATCGCCGGGTAACTCGAACTCCTCACTCACGACAGCGTGCCAGTGTACGCAGAACGGTGTCGCCGAACCCCAGTCCATGCTTCTAAATCTCATCCAGTGAGCAGGCAATTTAAAAGGCTCAAGTACGTGGTGCTGTAGCGAGAACTCAGGGAAGTACGCGCCTGTAATCACCGACCAGTCGCCGTCCAGCCATGCGCGTACTAGGTCCGGCGAGCCGATCTCCCGCAGGCGGCTTATGTACCCAGGGTCGTTACGCAGCAGTATCTTGTTGTCGCGCACCTTGCTCGGTATGAACATGCGCGTCGTCGTGTACCCGTCCTCGTCTGTGTTCTCCAGCACCTCCATACCGAGTGGGCAGGGGTCGATGAAGTACGCCTTGACAGCGTGGTGCCCTACCCCGCCGGGGTTCGCGCTGCACCGAATACGTTTGAACGTCACCCCGAGCGCACTGCGTAGACACGCCTTAAGCTTCTTATACGAGTTCAAGTCAGGCCAGTTCGTAAGCTCGTCCCAGCCGATCCACGTATACTGGTGTCCCTGATACTTGTCGCAGTCAGACTCGGTATCTACGTGCCGCATCTTCAGCGTAGCACCAGACGGAAACACGAACGTCCGGTCGGCCACCTTGTACGTCGCCCCGTAGGCCCGGTATATCTGCTTCGCGCGGGTAATAAGCTCCTCTAACTCGGGATGGGACCGGCGGAATATTATACCCCGCCACGCCTCCCCCATGTCTATGTCCTGGAGGAAGTCGCCGAGCAGGTAGTCGGACTTACCCCCACCACGAGCGCCACCGAACATAAGCTCCGTCACGAACTGCGCTGATACGGCGAGAGACTGTGGTCCAGGCTGCGGCTCCCACAGGTCGTCGGCTGTTACAGGACCTAATACAGGGGCGTCTGTAGTGCGTGCCATGTTACCTCGGCATGACTAGCGCAAATACGAACTGCATAAGTACGATCGCCATTATGATCAAGTACACAAATAGAAATATGGCCAGTCCCGTACGTACCTTCACAGGTCGATGCCAGAGAACGGTGCGGGCATAAGCTCGTACTCAGCGTCTACGGCGTCAAGTACAGGAGCTTGCAACCGGGAGACAGGCCCCGCCGGCACGGTAGGCCCTGCGAGTGTCTGCTGCTTCATGAGTAGCCATTCCTCGTATGTCGTAGCACGAGGCATCAGGTTGGCTATGTTCACCGTTACCTGCGGTGAGGAACTACCGTCGCTGTCTCTGGAAAACTCCGGTACTTTCGCTTTAAGTAGCGTCTGTAGTAGAGTGTCTGAGTACTCTAGTTGCGTATCGACCTTCTCGCCTTTGTAGTAGATACCCCTCTCGATGCCATATACGCCTCGTGTTATGGCCGCTGAGACTAGAGTTTGCGTACCTATCTCACATGCGTTTTTAATGCGTTCGTCTACGTCTGGGTCGTCTTTACGCCATTGCTGAATGAACAACATGGATACGCCGCATTGCTTGGACGCTCGTAGCATGTCGCCACAGTTGTGTGTGAGGGCGTCGCATAGGGCCAGAAGAGTAGGCTCGTTCCTCATCTGTTATGCCTGTTGTATATTCTGTTGTACATATGGTGAGGTATGGTGCCATCAGGATCAGTCTGGCGTACTTCCTCAATTAGCCTCTTGATAGCCACTGAGGCCAGTACCGAACCTAACGGTAGCTCCGGGGGTGGCTTCGGCTGCATCGGCGGTTCTCGCGGTGCTGGGGAGTGATATCGCGCTCGCACGCGAGGCTCTCTCGGTTTGCATAAGGCGTCAAGGGGCTTTGTGGAGCGGGGCTGGCGATTAATAATAGGTTAAAGTATTATACCTTTTGTGATATATGTAAGTATTATACCTTCTGTATTATATGTAAGTAAATTACTTAGAGTACCTTTTAAAAATACTGGAAAATTTTGTGGGTTGGTAGCGTTTTTAATTACAGTATAGCCTGCCGATTGGGTACGTGGCAGCAAGTATTCGCAGAGTATATCTTTAGTATTCGCTGGACGAATTACTCCATGAATACTTAGCGCATAAATATATGTAAAGTATATTAAGTAAAGTGGATCGCAAGTAATAAATACTTTAAAGCATGTAGTATATAAGTTACTCTTCTGCAAACAATCCAAGTAACAAACCCGCATATGCACAAGCGTGCATGTAAGTATTTACATACTTAAGTGCGTTAAGTACTGAAGGAATGCTTTAAAGGCGCTTGTTACTAAGTACTTATAGGCTTTAAAGCACGCGTATATACTTAATAAATTACTTTATGAAGATTACTTTGCAGAATGTAATATAAAATACTGTCTTAAAGTAAATTACTTTGCAGAATGTAATGTATAATACTAATAAATTACTCAGAATTTGTGCGCTGGGTACGCGAGAAACGCCTATTCAGACCCTTTAAATCACCCAAGTACTTCAAGCTCGTAGGGGCAATGTAGAAAGAGCTATATATATATATATACCAAACCCCTGATTGCTATACATACCCATCACCTAATCTATTTATATACTGTGGGTGGCCGTGTCACCTTGCGATCAGCCGAGAACGGTCAGAAATCATGCTCAAGCTTGATTCGCTATAGCAGTGTAGGGTAATTCTCATTTAGAGACACAAGCAAGACCCAAAACTATACAGTAATATCATGGCAAATTTATCAATGATTTCAATGGCTTGCCACATAGTTTCGTGGTCGGCTTGACAAGCCTAGCTCGTTTTGGCAAGTAAATTACAAAACTAAATCCATATCCCGCATCTACTATATAAAGCCCCTCCCTCAAACAATAAAAGGTACTTAATACAATGTCCACAAAGGCCAACGAATCAGCGTACAACGTGCGTATTCGCAACGTACTTACGAAGCGAAATCTACCGGATGGCATAGTATATAAGCAAAAATATCAAATACACACGTATGAGAAAGCGCCGAAACCTATAGTATTCTCAGTACCTTGGCCGTCTATGGCTGAGAACGACGAATACTCAAAGGTAATGAGCGCAAGCACAATACGTGTGAATGCTTACGTTACAGTGCAGTATAACACCGCCGGTAAAGAGTACAACCTGCTAACTATCAAGTATTCTCGTGGTACAGATACGCACGCGCTCGGCGTGGAGTTCTACTATATAGACACTATTACTTGCAGGCTGACAGAGCTATGGCACGTGCAAGGCGGTGATACTGTATACATGACATCTAGTAACTATGAGTGGATGAGCAAAGTAATAGTATTCGTGGAGGAACAGGCGCGTAAGAAATACTTGGAATACTGTCTAAGTGGCGTGGAGAGGCACATAACGCATTGCCACTTCGTACCGGATACAGTAGACGTGCTAGAGTACAACGTGATGATTGCTAATCAGTACAAAGCGGCAAAGCAACGTGCTGTAGAAACGAAACCCAGGAGACGATACCGAACAAAGGCGCGCATAGCGCAAGCTCAAGTAGACGGTACTCTAAGTGAATTAATGACCGCTCGTGGTCCTGCAATAAACTACGAAAGTACTTTAAAGGGTCTAATTAACTGGCACAAGAAAGCCCTAGAGCGAGGGGACACAAAACGGGCGGAAAGTATCTCACGTTGGATACACAGGGTTAAGAGTCAGATGGCGGACAGCGAGAATAATAGCCAAAATACACTCCCGGACATACTTTGATCATGTTCGCAGGAAGCAAAGTATGAGAACAAAACGTGAAAACGCCGTACACGGCTACGGAGCACCTTCCCGGTACGATCCCACCCTAGGAAGCTATCGGCCGTGTACGGGCTTCCTAGGGGCCTTAGCGTGGACGCGGTACTTTTGCATTTTGCACGTGTGACGTACTGTCGCATTGACATCTGCATAATCGGTGGCACGCGCGCTTGCGTTCATTTTAGTTTCTCGGGGTCACTTTTTTGCTTGTACCGCACCGCTTTAAATGGCAGAAAGGGGCGGGGAAGAACCCCTTCAATGTTACTTTACAGGATGCAAACTATGACTTACGACACTCGCGAGCAGTGGCTCCAAGCGTTCATCGAGGCTTCAAGGGAGCGGTTTGCGGATATCAATG